CCTGCGTCTTACCCGTTACTTTGCCGTCGATAAACACGACAGTCGCGCCATAAGTCACGCCGCCAATATCTTTACTTGACCAGCCGTAGGTCTGAGAGGTGCTTCCGCCAATCTCGGAAGACGTAACAAGTTTACCCTCACAGCCGATGATTTTACAGACTTGCTTATATGTCATGCCGTTTTTTATCTTGTTAAACTCGTCGAGCGTAATGTATTCGGTTTCGGGTTCTGTCGTTGTCGGTGTGTCTGTGCCGCCATCTCCGCTTATCGCTATTGCGGCGACGAGAACGAACAGAAGAACAAATACCACGAGAACAATCTTCCAGCCTTTTGACATCTTTGCTCTTGCACCGCAGTTTGGGCAAAACTTTTCTTTCTTGCCGAGCTCTGTTCCGCATTTCTTACACTTCATTTTAATACATCCTTTCTATTATCTGACCGCGCTCAGAAAAGCAACTGCCTTTCCGAGTATACGGACTTCATTCATCTCTTCTTTAGAGTATATCATATCATCGTAAAGTGGGTTCTCGGGTCTGAGAACGACTTTTGAAGGATATTTGTAAACTCTTTTTAATGTTGCTTCTTCGCCAATCAGAACGGCAGCTATCTCTCCGTCTTCTACATCGGGCTGTTCTCGTATGTATACGATATCACCGTCAAATATACGGGCATTTATCATACTGTCACCCTTGCAGCGGAGCGCGAAATCTGCGTTGAGATTTTTGTCTGCATTGATAAGAGCTTCGATATTTTCAGTTGCCAGAATAGGTTCTCCACAAGCTATTGTCCCGAGTAGTGGAATCTTTTTCATTTTTGGGAGAGGGATGATGTTGTCAGGAGTGCCATATTCGACTTCTCCAGTTATAAATGTCAAAGGGCTTAACTTGAGAATTTTGCTGAGAAGCGCGATTTTATCTCGCTTCATGTTCTCGATATCTCCATGTTCCCACTTTCTAACGGTGCTTTTACCTACACCGACATAATCTCCTACTTCTTCAAGAGTCAAGCCAAGTTCTTGACGCCGAGTGCGCATTATATCTCCTATATTCATTTATGGTCTCTCCTTTCGTATCAAATAATACCACAACGGTTTCTAAAAAGCAACACTAATTTTCAAAAAAATCTTGAAAAGTGTCTTTTAGGGGTTGACAGTCGGCAAAACGAGTGATAATATAAAGGTGTCCTAAAAGACACGAAACAATGGAAGGAGGTGCGGGCAATGAACGAAATGGAACTCAGAGGCGAGATGGTCAAGCGTGGATATACAGCTGCTAAATTGGCAGAATCTATCGGTATAGGCGAAAAAGCTATGTCGAATAAGCTCACGGGCAAAAGCGACTTTAAACAGTCGGAAATCAAAAAGATTTGTTCGGTACTTAATCTTGACAACGACCAGATAATCGCAATTTTTTTTGCTGCGTAAGTGTCTTAAAAGACACTTGATACGCACGAAAGGAGGGGAAAAGATGAAAACTTTTGATGGCGTTAGCACGAGAGACCTTGTAGAGGAACTTCGACAGCGCAAGGGAGTAGAGGTAACAATAGCAGAACCGCATAAAGATACTGAAATCAAAGTGAATGGTCCTGCTATTGTGCTTGTGGTTATCGATTAACCGATTCTTTCGTACCTGTAAATTCCCTTAATGTGAGCGTGGAAGTATTCGCCATGAGACGGTGCGGTCATCAGGTTCTGATACACGGCAAAAGGTACATTGTAATAGGCATATAAACTGCCGTTAGTAAAACCGATGTGTAGAGTTCCATTCTCATAGCCGACGCTTGCGAGATTGCTCGACGAAACAGGTTGCATTACCATTCTTTCTCACCTCCTTTGGTGAGAATTATAACACACAAAAAGAAATAAAACAATGATAAGGAGGTAAGGATATGACTCAGCTCGAATTTGAGACCGCAGAGAGAAATCTGAGCGAGCAGCTGCAACTACTCGCCCAGAAGTCGAAAGAGGGGGGTGTGACTATATGGTGTTAGGTAAAATCTGCTTCGCTATTAACACTGTATGTTTGGTTTTTCAAATTATCCTTGTACTGCGTGCAACTGCGAAAAAAAGAGAGAATCGCAAGAACACCGACTATAATTCCAATAATCCGATCGACTTTATCAGCCGAATTCCAGAAAGCCGTTCGTTTCTTGTGATGCTTGCTGTTTGGGTGATCGTGGTTTGCGTTGTCATCATCACCACTGCATGATTCCTCTTGAGTCTTTGAAGCAGGTGCCTGTTGGATGCGGGAATCTTCGATGTTCAGCGCTGCGTTTGGTTCCGATAAAAACGGAATAGCAAGTGCTGTCATCTTCTTTAAAAAATCTTCTGCTTCTGCTTCTGTGAGACTTGAAGAAGAAATTGAAATGTAGCACTGATATGGAGTCTTATACAGAATGCTTTTGGTATCAAGATAAAGGTACGCGGACTCTTCGAGTGCGTTGGTACACAGGAGAGTTATAGACTTAAAAGGCGCACTGTCTGAAAAGTATTTCTTAAATTCCTCTAAAGTGTACCTTGTCTCATCGCTTATGTCACGACAGACAACTACGGTAGTTCGATAATTCTCCGATGCCGGAATCAGTGCGGTGTACTCATTTTCAATAGTCTTAAAAAGCTCAAGCAATGAAAATTTTTCGATTCTCCAGGAAGCAGATGCCGGGAGAGTAACATTCGTTGTTTTAGAAACTTGCATGACACACCTCAACATTTTTTGTTTTTAGTATATAAATTTCAAGACTAAAAGTCAATATAAAGGAGCTACACAATGAACAACATATCAACCTTTAACAACCCTGCATTCGGCAGTGTGAGAGCTGTCAGTGTGAACGACGAACCGTATTTTGTCGGCAAAGATGTTGCCGAGATACTCGGATATGAAAGACCGACAGACGCAGTGAGAAAGCGCGTTGACCCCGACGATAGAGGGGTCGCCAAAATGGAGACCCCCTCCGGAGCGCAGGAGATGACCATCATCAACGAGTCAGGTCTTTACAGCCTTATCCTCTCAAGCAAACTCCCGAAAGCCAAAGAGTTCAAGCGCTGGGTAACGGCGGAAGTGCTTCCGGCAATCCGCAAAACGGGCGGCTATGTCAACGACACGGCACAGTTCGTCGAAAGCTATTTCGGACAGCTCGAACCGAATCAGAAACACGCGCTGACGATGATGTTTGACGAGAGCAAAAGAATGAGCGCACAGCTCAAGGAGCAAGCCCCGAAAGTCCTTTTCGCGAACGCTGTAGAGACGGCACATAACTCGATTCTTATCGGCGACCTTGCGAAAATCATAAGGCAGAACGGCGTTGACATCGGTCAGAAGAGACTTTTCGAGTGGTTGCGTCAGAACGGATATCTCATCAAAGACGGTCAGAGCAAGAACATGCCGACTCAGAAAGCGATGGAAATGAGCCTCTTCGAGGTCAAAGAGAGCACGATAAACAACCCTGACGGCTCAGTGAGAGTCACCCGAACGACAAAGGTCACAGGCAAAGGCCAGACCTATTTTGTCAAAAAATTTCTGTCATGAGGAGGTAAATTAACATGCCACGCGAAAAAGAACTGTATCGAGACAATCTCGAAATATTCACCAGAAGAGCATTAGAGCGATTCCCGAACAAATGCATCTTTACTCAAAAAGAAGCTGCTGAGCTTCTCGGGGTGAATGTTAAAGAACTTCGCCGCAGGAACATCAGATTCCCGGTTACCCTGCCAGAGCTCGCGCGAGCTTTTTCATGAAACACAGAAAAGGAGAAAAGAAAATGCAGGAAAAATACATACCCTTATACGAAGACCTCTACACAACATTCGAGCAGGACGATAAAAAGGGTCATATGGTTGCAATCGCAAGACTGGCGGTTGATATCGCGCAAGACATTGTGAACTTCGTGACAGTTACTCCCCTCAGCGCTCCGGCAATTATAACAGCTTGTAAACTCGTCATAAAAACCATCTCCGAGACTCCCGCTATTGCGTCAAAGGAACTCGATGCGTTCACGGACGTTATGCTCGCCGTAGTAGCCCAGAGCTTGACGGTCTATTCGGGCACAAAAGAAAATAAGAGTTTCGAGGAGATGATGAAATGATACTGAAATTTGCGATTCAGACGGTGTTTGAAATTGCCCTCGTCGTACTTATCATCTATGGATTTATTCACGAGGACAAGCTGATAGCTTTTGAAGATTCACTCAAGCGCAGAATCAAAAAGAAAGGAGCTGAACGCCATGTACGAGATAGCGGCAATCGCTCCTGAAGCGTTCAAGATAGCGGATAGGCTCACACTGCTCATGGAAGAGCACGAACCGCCGGTGACGAGGTCGGAATTGGCAGATGCGATAGGCTGCGCTAGATCAACAATCTCGCGTTATTGCGATGGCACAAATTCGGTGGCATTCATCTTCGCGATTCGGATTGCTCGATTTTTCAATGTCTCGCTTGATTATCTCGTGGGACTGACAGATAGCAAGGAGATACCGCAGTGGCAAAAGCCCGGAAAACATAAACACTCAGAGCATTGGCACTTGAAAAACATCTGCAAACGCTGTTATTACCGCCGCGAAATGGTCGGGCTTGCAGGGATAAGCGGATTTGATATCGAGTACGACAACAAAGCTTGTCACTACACATTCGACACAGGCAAGTTCCGCGAGATAGAAGCGACGGACATGGAGTGCCCGTATTTTCGCCCCAAAAGAAGAGAAAGGAAAGTTGTTTCCCCGGCATGGGACAAGATGAAAAGCGATGAAAACATATGACCAATTTTTAGATGACAAGATAGAAGTCGCCAAAGAGAGCGGGTTCGAGATATCGCTCGACGAGATTAACCCGGCACTCAAACCTCACCAGAAGCTCGCCGTTCAATGGGCGGTTAGAGGCGGCAGGCGCGGACTGTTCGAGCGGTTCGGACTCGGCAAGACCGTGCAGGAACTCGAATTTTGCCGCATAGTCACCGAACATGAGGGCGGTCAAGCTCTTATCGTCTTGCCGCTCGGCGTGCGTCAAGAGTTCACCCGTGACGCAAGAGATCTGTTGCATATCCCCGAACCCGTATATGTCACCTGCATGGACGAGGTAAGAGCTTCAGACGCACAAATCCTCATGACCAACTACGAGCGAGTCAGAGACGGAGACATAGACCCCAAATATTTCACGGCGGTCAGTCTCGACGAAGCAGCGGTACTTCGCTCTTATGGCTCAAAAACCTATCAAACTTTTTTCCCGAAGTTCAAGGGAATTAAATATAAGCTTGTGGCGACCGCCACGCCGAGCCCAAACAGGTATAAAGAGCTTATCCATTACGCAGGGTTTCTCGACCTTATGGACACGGGACAGGCACTTACAAGGTTTTTCAAACGCGATTCAACAAAAGCTAACAACTTGCAGCTCTATCCGAGTATGGAGCGTGAATTTTGGCTCTGGGTTGCGTCGTGGGGGCTGTTCCTAAGCTCGCCCGCCGACCTTGGACTCGATGCGACGGGCTACGATTTACCGCCGTTTGAAGTCCGTACACATGTCATAGACGACGACATGGAAAACTTGCCCGCCGACCGTGACGGACAGTTCAAGCTGTTGAGAGATACCGCGACATCGTTATCTGAGGCGGCACGGGAAAAAAGCTCAAGTATAGCCGCGCGAGTAGCGAAAGCGAAAGAGCTGATAGACGAAGCAAGCCCCGACGAGCATTTTATTTTATGGCACGACCTCGAAGCGGAACGTCATGCGATTAAAAAGGCTATTCCCGAAGCTGTCGACATTTACGGCAGTATGGACTATGACGAACGCGAACGCCACGTTATTGACTTCCAAGAGGGCAAAACAAGGATATTCGCCACAAAGAAGAGCCTTTCCGGCTGCGGGTGCAATTTTCAGAAATATTGCCACCGTGCGATATTCGTCGGTATTGACTACGAGTTCAACGACTTTATTCAGGCAATTCACAGAATACACCGCTTCTTGCAGACCGAAAAGGTGATCATCGACATAATCTATACCCAAGCGGAAGAAGAAATCTGGGAAGCGCTCCGCGAAAAGTGGAAAAGGCACGACGAATTAGCGCAGAAGATGTCCGAAATCATCAAAAAATACGGCTTGTCATCTCCGCATATCGCCGAGCAGCTGAAAAGAAGTAAAGGAGTCAAAAGAGTGGAAATCAAAAGAGAAAGGTTCACAGCCGTGAATAACGACTGCGTTGACGAGACACGAAAAATGCCCTCTGATAGCGTCGGATTGATTCACACGTCAATCCCATTCTCCAATCATTACGAATATACCCCGTCATATAACGACTTCGGTCACAACGCGACAACAGCCCAGTTTTTCAAACAAATGGACTATTTGACCCCTGAACTGCTTCGCGTGTTACAGCCCGGCAGAGTTTGCGCAGTTCATGTCAAAGACCGCGTTCTCTTCGGCAATGTGACGGGCACGGGATTCCCGACAGTTGAACCGTTTCACGCGATGTGCATAAGCCACTACATTAAGCACGGCTTTCAGTATTTCGGCATGATAACGGTCTGTACAGATGTTGTCAGGGAAAACAATCAGACCTACCGTCTCGGCTGGACGGAGCAGTGCAAAGACGGCACGAAAATGGGCGTTGGCTGTCCTGAATATATCTTGCTTTTCCGAAAACTTCCGAGCGATACAACGGACGGATATGCAGATGTCCCCGTCACCAAAAGCAAAGACGACTATACCCGCGCCCAGTGGCAGATTGACGCGAACGGTTATCAGCGGTCAAGCGGGAACCGACTTGTCACCCGCGAGGAACTCAAAGACGCGCCCGTTCGAGTGCTCGAGAGAATGTATCGTCAATATTCCCGCGAAACGGTCTACGACTACGCCGACCACGTAAAACTCGCCAAAGAACTCGATGAAAAGGGACATCTTCCCGCCACTTTCGCAGTGGTCTCGCCCGGCAGCTGGAGCGACGAGATATGGGACGATATCAACCGTATGCGCACACTCAACACAACGCAGAGCAGACGCCGTCAGAATCTTCATGTATGCCCGTTGCAGCTCGATATCGTGGAGCGGGTAATAAACAGATATTCCAACAAAAACGACCTTGTATATGACCCGTTCGGCGGTCTTATGACCGTTCCGTATATGGCGGTTAAAATGGGGCGCAGGGGCTACGGCTGCGAACTTAACCCCAACTATTTCCGCGATGGTGTGGGCTATCTCGAAGCGGCAGAAGCACAGATAGGCGCACCGACGCTATTTGACTTAATGGAGGGAGCTTAACAATGAAATTGACATGTAACACATACGACCTCAAGGCGGCTTGTGCCAAAGCTGCAAGGGTTATTGATAAATCGCCGTCTCCGGCAACGAACGGACTTTTGCTCAAGGCAAAAAATGGAGTTTTGACCGTGACCGGATATAACCTCACAATCGGAATATCCGTAAAAATCCCAGCGATGATAGAGATTCCCGGAGCGATAATTGCGGACGCGAAGATTCTGACAAATGCGGCAGGAAAGCTGCAAAAGGAAAACACGACACTTTTCACCGATGGTGATATTCTCACCGTTCAGAATGGACGCTCGAACCTCAAGGTCAAAGGCATACCTGCGGAGCAGTACCCCGAGCTTCCAACTCCCGAAGACGGCACAACTTGCCGAGTTGACGGAGCGAATCTCGTCAAGCTGATTAAAAAAACCGTGTTCGCCGCCGCAGATGATAAGGGCGTGAGAATGACCGTCTCCGACAACCTCAGACTCTGCGCGACTGACGGGTTCACACTCGCCGAGTCAAGCATACCGTGCGAAGAGGGGACAGCACCGAGCGCAACGGCAACAATTCCGCCAAAGGCACTGCTCGAGCTTTCGGACGCGACCGACGCGGTCGAGATATCCGTCTCAAGCAAACATTTTATAGCGCAGACCCGCGATTATACGCTGTTTTCGCGCCTTATGTCTACCGCGTGGGAAATCGATGTGGACAAGATTATTCCCAAAAACACAGCTTCAGTCAAGACGGATTTTAAAGCCCTCACATCTGCACTCGAAAGAGTTCAGATTCTCGCGAGCACCGAGACACAGCCTGTTAAGATGTCGCTCTCAAGAGATGCCATTGAACTGTCTGTGAGGACGACGATAGGCAGTGCCACCGATTCAGTGACGGGCGAGACCGATTCAGACCTCGCGATAGGAATCAACGCGAGATATCTCGTCGGAGTGCTTAAATCGGCTGAGACTGACAGCTTTCTTGTCAGCTCTCCCGTGTCTCCGTTGGTATTCAAGGACGACTCAAGCACCTATATTTTACTCCCGGTGCGACTGAGGGAAACAGCATGAGATACAACGACGCAGACCAAACACCGCCCGTTCAGACGACGGCGGCACAGGACGAACAAATAAAACAAATGACAGCAACCGATTGTATCAACTACCTATTTCAAATAATGAAGGGAGAAACAAAAAGATGAAGCTCTATGAACTCGACAACGAATACCTCGATTTTATCACAGCTGTCGAAGATGGGACAATCCCGGAGGACGCTATCGAAGATACCCTCGAAATGCTCAACGGCGACTATAAGGACAAGCTGGACAACACCATTTGTGCTATCAAAAATTTGACCGCCGAAGCTAAGATGATAGACGAAGAGATAAAAGCTCTGACGGCGAGAAAAAAAGCAAAAGAAAACTCCGTCGACTATCTTAAAGGCTGCGTGTCTCGCTCTATGCAGTGCAGAGGTGAAACCTCTTTCGAGAGCGCGAGAAACAAGGTCACTTTCCGCAAGTCCGAACGCCTCGTAATCGCAGACGAAGCTGCTTTTGCAGAAAAATATCCCGCATTCGTTACATTTACCCCGAAAATCAGCAAGACCGATGTCAAAACGGCGGTCAAGTCCGGCGAATCGTTTGACGGCGCGGACATTGTGGAAGTTCAAAACATTCAGATCAAGTGAGGTGCAACATGGATAATCTTGAAATTTACAGTAGGGTTTGCGAAGTGCCCGGCAACGCACAGAAGAAAATCGCGGCGGGTCGTCTCAAGGGATTCACAGACATTAACCCGATGTGGCGTATAAAGAAGCTGACCGAGGTATTCGGGGCTTGCGGCATCGGCTGGTATACCGACGATATCAAACATTGGCTCGAGGACGGAGCAGACGGAACAAAGACGGCACATGTCACGCTCAACCTCTATGTTAAGGAAAATGACGAGTGGAGCAAGCCTATCTTCGGCATCGGCGGCGCGTCGTACATATCTAACGAAAAGAGCGGATCGAACGAAAAGAGCAGAGCCTATACCTCCGACGAGTGTTTTAAGATGGCGTACACCGACGCGCTTTCCGTCGCGTGTAAAGCGTTAGGCTTTGGCGCGAATGTCTATTGGGCGGCAGGAAGAAGCAAATACAGCTCTCAGAACACCCAGTCGACACCCGCAGACGAAAAGACAAACCGTGAAGCCGTAAATCTTGCCACGCGCGACTTAATGGGCGAGTTTGCGAAGCTCAGAGGGAAAAGTATAGGCGAAGTAGAAAACGCGCTTATGCGCCAAATTTCAGCCCCTGAGGGCATGTCCCTTGAAACTATATCAGACAGTTTGGCAGAAAGGGCAAAAACTCAGATAGTCGTCTGGCTTAAAGCGGCAAAGGAGCAGTCATGACGATTGAAAAAGCCGACTGGCTCTTTGAGTCCGACGGATTCTATCTCAAGTTCAAGGTCAAAAACCGCGAAGAAGGTCAGCGCATAGTGGCAGAGGTTAAATCTTCGGACAAGCCCTATGAGTTGACCGTCGAGAAGAAAAAACGCAAGCGCAGTCTCGACGCGAACGCCTATTGCTGGGTACTCATCGGAAAACTCGCCGCAAAGCTGCACCTTAGCATGATAGAGATCTATAGAGACGCTATAAAAAACATCGGGGATAACTTTGAGACCATCTGTGTGCAGGACAAGGCGGTTGATAATCTCCGCGACTGGTGGGAGCGCAACGGACTCGGGTGGTTGACCGAAACTTTCCCGTCAAAGATACCCGAATGCACGAATGTACAGCTGTTTTGTGGCTCATCGGCATATGACACGGCACAGATGTCCCGGTTGATTGACAACATTGTGCAAGAGTGTAAAGCGCAGGGCATAGAAACGATGCCCCCCGAAAAACTTGACCGATTAAAGGAGATGTGGAAATGAGGTCGATTCTTCAAGTGGACGAAGATATCTGCTATCTCTGCGGCAGGTCGGGCGCACCTATGGACTGGCACCATTGTTTTGGCGGTTCGGCACGACACGCGAGCGAGGCATATGGCTTGAAAGTCCGCCTATGTCACATGGGCTGCCATATGTACGGCAAGAACGCGGTTCACGACAATCAGGCGGTGATGGACGAGTTGCACCGCGAAGCGCAGAAAAAAGCGATGTCATATTACGGCTGGGATAAAGATGACTTTATCAGGCTTTTCGGAAAAAATTACCTTTAAGGAGTGTAAAAAATGGAGAAATTTGACTGCTTTGCTTATGGCGCGTTGGCTAACGGCTCGAAAGGTTGCAGTGTACTGACCGACTGCGTGTGCAGCTCAGGCGAGTGCCCGTTCTACAAAACCAAAGCGCAAATCAAAGAAGAAAAAGAGCGCACCGAAGCTCGAATAAAAAGGCTCTACGGGACGACTACAAAGAAATTTTTGGAACTCAAAAGGAGTGTTAATAATGCTTATTTCAGTGATTCTTATGGGGAGGTTGACCGCCGACCCCGAACTCAGACAGACTCAGAACGGCACATCTGTTACATCGTTCACGGTAGCAGTCGACCGCCGTTTTCAGAGAGAGCAGACCGACTTTATCAACGTTGTCGCATGGAAACAGACCGCCGAGTTTGTCGAAAAGTATTTCAAAAAAGGTGCAATGATAGCGCTTCGCGGCAGTATTCAGCAGCGCAACTATGAGGACAAAAACGGCAA